CAACCTGCTCGGAGAAGGGCGACATCTTCACGGAGATGACCGCCCTCAGTTGGTTGGCGAGGATCGTCGCCGGGGTGTTGACTGCCGGGCTGGTATCCACCTTGAAGGCATCCGCCGCCGTTGCGCCAAACAGAGCGCGCTGGAGGTAGAGCGGCATGCACAGCTCACCGACGAGGGCGCCGTTGAACTCGCCGAACAGCAGCCCGCCGCCGTCGATGTCGCGGAAGATGAACCGCTCGCCGATGGCGCCGCCGACGGCCACGATCTGCCGATGGAGGATCGAGTTGCCAAGCGAGATCCATCGCTTGTCGTTGACGGGGTCCGCGACCGTGCGCCAGCCGTAGACCTTGTTGACGCCGTACACATCCTTGACGATGTTGACGCCGTTTTCGTTGAGCGTCTTGCGCTGCGCATCGGTGTAGGTCTGCGTCAGGCTCAGACCGACTTCGAGGCGACCGTTGTCGCCAGCAGCCGGTGCGTTGGCAGACAGACCGCCAGCCATGTTGGCAGCGAAGATGCCCTGGATGACCGGCGAAGGCGCGACCTTGAACACCTGGCTAGCCGACTCGCCGGTCATGATGACCATGGGAGCGAACAGACCGGCGAAGCGCGAGCGCTTGCCTGTGTTGTCGATGATGGCCTTCGAGGCCGCGATCAGCGTCGCATCGGACGCCGTGTCGGCGCCGTCGAGGAACGCCACCCGCCCGTTCTCCTGAGCGTGCTTGGCGACGATCACGTGGATCGAATCCGTCGTGACGCCAGGTGCCGAGATGGTGCCGGTCCCGAGCGTCTTCGACAGGTTGTTGGCCGCCGCCGTCCAGGAAGTGTCGCTGATCCCCGGGATGTCGTCGGCGCCTCCAGCGAGCAGGTAGTCGCCAGGAGCCGGGTCTGTGGTAGCCGGTCCCGGGATCGCGTCGATGATCTTCGATTCGAGCATGCACCACGCCTGGCCCGCCAGAGAGTCAGACAGATCGTAGCTCGACTCGACGACATTGGCGCCCTTCTTGACGAGGATGCGGTACATGCCCGCAGCGACGTCAATATTGGCAGCCGTGTCCTGGATCGTGATCGTGTAGCCGCCCGTTGCGGCGTTGGAGTAGGCGCCCTTGCCCTTGGCCTGAATGGTCAGAGCGACCGGCGTCGGCGTGGAGCCGGGAATGTCCACCTTGCCGAACTGAGCGCCGGTCCCGGTCACGCGTCCGATGAACAGGCGGTTGCCGCGCCGCTTGAAGAAGGCGTAGGCCGAGTTGTACATCGTAACGCCTGGTGCGTAGGTGCGGCCATTCGGCGCCCACTTGGCGACGTACTCGTCGAAGTTGTGGACGACGTCAAGGCCGGTCGGGATGGTCGGCCCTGCCTCCGTGATCCCCAGCATGAACGCCGTAGCGACGTCAACCGGGTAGCTTGACGCTGGCGCGTTGTCCAGCGTATCGACGTTGACTCCGGGCCTCACGACCCGCCTCCCTTCGATTCCTTGTATTCCACGATCTGACCGGATTCGATCAGTCGTGCGTTGTGGGGTAGCTCAGCTTCCTTCGGCTTCAACTCGAAGGGTTCCCCCGCAACCATGACGCGGCCGTCTGCCAGGACGTTCTCAGACGCGCCGACGTTCACGAGGTACTTCATTACATTACCTCCGTTTCGACAATAACTTCTTGGACGATCGGATCGTCTGGGGCCGGGTCCAGCGGCAGATCGGGGTCGATCAGCGGCGGGTTCAGGTCCTCTACGAAATTCATAACGCAGTAGGTAAGTTCAATGCGCACCGCACACATGGAGCGCCCAGCAGCCTCCTCGTCAACGTCGTCAACCTTCATGTCGCGTAGCTCCGTCACGTACATGCCCGGGCCAATTGAACGGTGCTTGAGCAGGAGGCCGAGCAGCGCCGCCTGATAATGGCCGGCCAGATCGCGCGTCGCCTCGGACTCGCTAGCCATGACGAAGGCGGCAACACCAATGCGCAGGTAGGCCTGATGCTGACCGGTACCAGAGCGATTAGTCGGATCGCGGAAGCCATCGGAGACTATGATGATCGACGGCGTGCGCTCCTGGCCGGGTAGCGCCATGAAGCTCTGCTTACGAATGAAAGAGCGCGGTCGAGCAATGGTGCCGGGGACAATACCCTGCTGGCGCTCGCGGGCGCCGAGCCAGGGATCAATCAGGTTCTTGACGTGAGCCATAAGAAGCTTCTCAACGTCCGTGAATCCGATCAGAGGGCCGTAGTTTACATCAGTCATCGTACTCGCCCTCTCCGAACACGAAGTCCTTGATGTCCTCGATGTATTCCCGAGCAGCCTTCTTCGTCACGATCAAAGGCGGGCGCGCAGCCATCCACTTCGTGCCGGTTGTGTGATACCCGGCAGCGGGATGCTCTGTTCCGAACTCTAGCCTGCTGTCGTCAACATTGAGTATTTGATACTCAGCGCCCTCGACCGTCAGGCTCTCCTCTAGGTCGCCACGACGACGCAGGGGATCCATGATGTGAGGCACGCCGAGCTTTGTCTTGATCTTGACGGTCGTACCGCGCAGCGGCGACCAGTACCGACCCGATGTAGCGCCGCGTGTCTCGAACATGCGTAGCTCCGCGATCATCATCTTGTCGGCGATGTCGTACAACACCGGCTCCAGATGCGTCGCGCGCTCACCGTAGGCGGTCAGTTCGACCACCATGTCCTCGGTGCGCTTCGCCGGATCAAAGATAAGACCCATCAGAGGATCGTATCCCAGTTGACGACTTCCGGCTCAGGGAAGTCGAAGTTGGCGAGACCAGAACCGGCAGCGATCAGATCGGGAATCGTGACGTGTCCGCCGGAGGAGGTATCCGTGATGCCTAGCTCAGCCTGCTTCTGCTTGAGCATCGCGTCGAACTGTTCCTTCAAAGACTGGTACGGCGACACCTGGCGGGCGATCTGCTCGCTGAACTTCGTTAGCTCCACGAAGCACGCGGTCAGCAGAGCGACAAGAGAGATGACCGTAGGGAAGTTGTCGTCAGGGATCGTCGGGATCGGCAGCTCACGCCAACGCAGAGCGGAGAGCACCATCGGCCCGGTCAAGTCGATCAGCTGCTCGACCTCATCCTCGGTGACGACGGTATCGGCATTGAAGAAGCCGATGTAGTTGTTATTGGTGTCGACAGTCCGGTTCTTGATGAACGACGCGACCTGGGCCGGGGTCGGCCTGAAGCGGGGATCGAGCGTCGGAATGTAAGGCGGTGTCGACATATTTTGTCTCCCTGGGGAGAGCCGGGCCGACCAACACCCGGCTCTCCTAGTGGACCCCTATCAGCTACCGCCGCGTGAGATGACGGCGGAAAGCCCCTTCACCACGCCGGCGCGTGGCTCCTCCGGCGACTGAGCGAGCTTCTCAGCCTCCAGAAGCTTGCGGGCGATCTCAGCGTCCCCATCGGAGGCCCGGACGACATCGTTCACCGTCGGGTGCTCGTTGAGGATCCAGTTCGCCAGGTCCTCCTCGGACGCGGTGCCCACGTCCAGGAGAACCTCATCGTCCTCGACTTCCTCACCTGAGTCGTCGTACTCCACATCCTTGATGGAGCCGGTGCGCTTCAGGCCGTCGTACTGATAGGGCCGAAGCTCGATCAGTTCGCCGTGTTCGTAGTCGCTCGCCTTGTCGGCGTACTCCTGGCTCTCAGGATCGAGAGTGGGATCGGCGAGCGGGTTGTTCTGGGGCATACCGGGACCGTAGGCCGTCGCCATGACGTCCACTTCCTGCCCGAGCATGTTCGGCTTCGTCGTCACGTAGTCCAGCTGACGGACTGCGACGCGCACCGGGATCAGCCCCTGATCCTGCGTTGTCTCTTCGGTATCCTCGGACAAGACCGATCAGCCCTTCAGGTTCGTGACCTTGAGGGCGGCGAAGCGGTTGTCCGCGAACATCAGCGGACGGACGGAGGACTGAGTCCACGTCCTCTGGCGGTTCGGCTCGCGCCACGTTTCCGTGCCGAGCGGCTGCTCCACCATCATCTGGCCGACCTGGCGCTGCGCGACGACGTAGGCCGTGTTGAGCGGCACCCGGTTCGTCACGTAGATTTCCAGGCCGAGCGTCGACAGCAGTTCCTGGATGCCGTCGCCGCCGTAGAGGATCAGCAGGTCCGTGTAGTTCCCCGGGTTGAGGATCCACAGATCGAAGCGGATGCCCAGCTCATCCGTTTCGGCGATCTCAGCCGCCATGGCGAAGTCGGCAGCGGGCCAGGCGCCTGGCGCCGTCGGCGTGGCGCCGTAGGGCGTGACGGCATCCCAGCCACCGGCGGCCTGGGACTTGGAGGGAACGATGCGCGTCGGGTTGGCGGCGAACATCGCTTCGAGCACCTGGATGGCACGAGCGTTGATCTTGCGAACGATCGTGTTGCCCAGCTGGCGCATCTGGTTGGTGAAGAGGATGGAGTCGTTTCGGTCGCGGGCCTCGTCAGAGATCCAGACCTTGCCGCCCCACTTCTCCACCTCAGCGACGCCGGGCGCACGACGCGCCGACGTGATGATCGGGAACTCGGCACCAGGTGCGACGCGCTCGACGTCACGCGTGGTGTAGAGGTCGTTGGCCTCCACCGAGTCGTAGATCACGGCACCGCCGGTGACGCCGCCACCGGACGCGAAGATGCGGTCAGCGACGAAGCGCTGAAGCGTCATGTCCATGATCATGCGCGTGATGCGCTTCGGCGTCTTCAGCATCGCATCGACGCTGATGAGGTTGCCGTTGACGGTCGGAGCGCCGAGCGGGTGCGCCACCTGCGCCGCCGTCTGGGCGATGATCTCCTTGCCGGAACTGAGGGCGAAACATCCGTCCCCCAGGTCCACGAACTGCGGGTCGAAGTGGACCCGCGAATCGCTGACCTTGTCGGCCTCGGCCAGGATGGCGTCGGGTTCGAGCAGAGCGGTCATATACATCAACTCCTTTCTACGGCTTCAGCAGGGGCTGGTGGTACAGGTCCACCGCAGCCATGCTGGTCGTGGTTCCGCCCATGAGGACCTTGCCGATGATGACGTCACCGGTGACCGCCGCCTGGATCTTGCCAGCGGCGTTGACGGAGACATCGTCGCCGATGTTGACCGTGGCCGCGCACTGAACCGGCACGACCTTGGGTGCCCGCATGATGTCGACGCGACCGTTGGCCGCGACATCGACGGACGTGATGCCGAAGATCGCCGCCTTGGCGACCGGGTTCGTGACGACGAGAAGGCCGTCACCGGAGTCGCTGACGCCAGCCGGGCCACCGGGGTTGCGGGTCGTCGGCCAGCCGACGGCGACGCCGCCCTGAGCGCCTGCCGTGTGCTGGCAGGTGATGTCTGCGCCGGGATCGTAGAAGGCAATCGCTTCCATAACGATCAGTCCTCCCCGTGGACGCGGCTCTGCGGGCGACCCTGGCGCGCAGCCACTTCGGGAACCCACTGGGTCGGGTAGGACGTGTCGTCGACCTCATCGGTCGGGACATCGACGCCGCGCTCTTCCAGCGGCACCGTGTTGGGAGCCAGCCGAGCGAGCAGGCGCGTCGTGGCGTCCTGGTCGCTGTCGTAGCGGGCGCGGTAGTGCTCACGCCGGCTGGGGCTGATCTTGCCGTCGGCGATGGCCTCTTCGACCAGTTCGTTGCGGTCACGGAGGCGCGTGGCCTCCTCGACCTCAGCGGCGACAGCCTCGCGCTGACGCATGCGCTGGAAGGACGCCGTGTCGACGACAACGAAGTCGCCATTGGCCTCCAGGTCATCGATGTCGTGCTGCTCAGCGGGGGTCCGCTGGGGATGGGCGTTCGGGTCCTCCTGCATCCATCCTGCGACAGCCGTGGCGATGGCGGTATCGTCCGCCGTGTCGTCCAGGCCGAGCCGGGTGAGGAGCAGTTCCCGCTCGCCTTCCTCGAATTGAAGCCTCACTTGGCCTCCTTGAGATTGATTGTTATTGCGCTCCCCGCCTTCGGCTGTCCGAGCAGATTGACGGTGAGGGTGCGACCAGACGGTGGCCCATCGAAATGGGCGATGTGAACGCGGCTCGCGTTGATTGGTTCCGCTTCGACTCCTCCATGTGCTGCATTGACGTACTTGACCTTGACCTGCTTGAGCTTGCCGAACTTGACGCTATCCTTCTTGACGGTGAACGTCTGACGGAAGAGCGTCCCTCCATCATCGGCGTCGACAATCAGTTCGTTCGGCTCCAGGTAGATCGACCTGATCCAGGCGTACTTTAGAACAGGGTCGCTCTTGGTGGCTTCGTACCAGGATCGCCGCAGGTCCTCCACTGTCACCTGCGCTGCGATCTGGCGGGCGCCTGCCGCCTCGATGGTCACAGGCGCATCTGGAGTTGCGGTCGTCACATTGACCTTTGGTCCTTTCTTTGTGAACATCCCAGCAATGTCTTCAAGCGTCGTCACGCCCGGAAAACTGACGCCCAGTAGGGCGAGTCCTGTGATGACAAGGCGCCAGCTATTGCCGGTCGGCGTCAGCACGTTGAAGCGTCCTTCGATGGAACGAGATGGGAAAGCACTCGCCATGATATTAGCGAGCCAGATCGGCACACCCTGCAAGTCGCCGACAATGCAGTCGTCCTGTAGACGCATGTCAACAACCTTGCCGATAGCTGGCTCGCCCGATCCGCCTAGTGCAGCGGACGCCCCATTCGCCCGGTCACCGTGCCACCTAGTGTCATCCGGGTGTCCCAGCCAAATCCGGGGTTGCGGGATCGCAGGGTCGTCCTGGGCCGCTACGGCCTCCTCCAGGTCTTCGGTCGTGAAGGTGGTCGGACCCGAGGAGAGTGGATACTCGATCCCTGTCTTGACGACCTGCACGCCAGCGACCGTGGTTAGCAGCGGCTTGTTGTTCGTAAGTTCTTCGATGGCAGAAGCCATAGCAAAGATGTCGGGTAGAAGAAGCATCCCAGCGGACGGCTCAGCCAGGCGGCGAGGGAGCGGACCCGTTCCAGCTTCGCCGTCCGCGTGGTCGGATGCTTCGAGCGGGGGCCACACGTCCCGCCGAAGGCTACGACATCTAGACATGGACTCTGATCTCATTGTTCAGCATTGCCTTGGTTTCTTCGTCGGCGTCAAGCTTGCCATCGCCGACCTTCTTTTGAAGGTCCTTAGCCGGGTTCTCAGCGGCGTCGGGTCCTTCAGGGTTCTCTTCTGATCCTTCGCTATCCCACTTCCACTTCAGGAGCGGCGCGTACTCCTCTTCTGGTCCCCAGTTCCAGTCGATGTCATCCTCGATCACGTGCTCGTTGAAGATCGCGCAGAACCACTGTGCGATGTACTCGATCACGAGCTTGTGATACTCGACGAACGTCTGGCCGAGGGCGCGTGAGCCGGAGGTTGTCTGTCCCAGCTGCATGAACATCTGGAAGAACGCCCGGCTCATTTCCTCATTCATGAGCTTGATGAAGCCGACCGAGTCAGGTTGGCTACCAGTGATCCCGACTAGCTCGACCTTGGTCCCGTAGGGCACAGCGCCACCGGAGCGGTCGCCCGCAACCCAGCGCTGCATCATGTCGGCGAGCCGCTTTAGTTCGGGATCACTGGCACCCGGGTGACCCTGCGCAATCGGCGTGCCGACTCCAGCACGCTGAATGTTCATTACGCCGATGCGCATGGCCTTGTCCTTCAGAAGCCACGGAGCGTAACAGCCCCTGAGGAGAGAGCGACCGTGCCAGTTCGCTCCGCGCTTCTGAAAGCTGTAGACGACGATCTGGCCGATGGGCATCGGACGTGCGTTGGCTAGCGCCTGACGCACTTCGACAATGCCACCGTCCTTCGCCAAGATGATTTCCGAGATGGTCTGCGCCGGGCGGTAGGCCAGCTTCTTGTAATGGAAGAGGCCGTCCTTCCCGATCACGCCATACTGCTCGAAGACCTGGAAGCCGTAGATGATTGCCTCAAGGGCAATCTCTAGGTGGTCGAGGAAGTTGAAGCGCCCCTGGCTGCGGCGCCTGTTGTAGTTGCGCGCCGCCGACTGCGGGTCACGGTCGTTCGTAACCTGATCGCGGGCACGGCTGGTCTGGCTCGTCTGACTGATCCTGTCCAAGGAAGGCGGAGCCGGGAGCGCCGCATCTTCGCCGATGGGAAGGTTCAGGTCAGAGGAGATGTGCTCGACCATCTCATCTGGCGCGCCGTTCGGGTCGATGTACCAGAGCATGCGCATCAGAGGCCAGGTCGCTCCCATAGCCAGACCCTGAATCTGCGGGTCTGTGCGCATCGAGTGGTACGTGTTGATGCTCTCGGGGAACATCAACTTCGTGTTTGTCTCTAGCTCGTCGCTTGCCTGAATGGCAGCCCATGAGTTGAGCCCTGAGAAGTACGCCATGGCCGCCTCTAGGGAAACGGCTCCGACTTCCTTCGTTGGTGGCTTGTCGTCACTAATCGGCAGGACACCGGGACTTCCAAATGCGTTGAAGCCATTGCTCATGGCGCGGTTCCTCCGGCTATCGGCCCGGTGGCTTGGCCCGAGTCCTGGAAACGGTAGAGCACGTCAACCTGCTCTTTGGTGAGGTCGAGCGGCTGGTACATAATCTCGCCATGGAAGCGACAGCGACGAGTATCCGGCACCAGCCGTGTGTACCACTCGACCCGGGTGAACCACCCCTTGAGGATCGCCTCTTCCGCCGTGACCTGTTCGTGCCGCCCGCGCCCCTCTTGGTTGTGGGTCGGCTCGAAGTGTGGATCCCTTGCGGGTCCCCACGGCGGGTTGAGGCGATCAAGAGGGACCATCGTTAGTCCGTGACCAACTGCGCCGCG